AATTTGGACTGGTTTGCCTTCTTGGCACCGCTGCGTCTCACGGTTGTATTCCGGTTGGTCAACCCACTCCACATGGGCGTAGTCAGCCATACCAGCCGGGTCAATATGGATATCCCCAATGTGACGAGGATACTCACCAGTCGATAGTTTGATATAAGCGCTCATATTGTCGTCACCGAGGAAGTGAGGGTGCCAGCAGCATCAGCACGCGATGTGGAGGATGATGTAAATGAAGTTGCAGAAACTGTATATGTCGATGATGAATCAGATGCCGTTGGAGTATCTATTGTTTGAGAAGAAGCAGCATAAGTCAGCGATATACCGCCGACCGTATATGTACCAGTTTTTGAACCGTCATTTGGCAACTTTGCAATAAAAATATCTTGGTTGCTACCAGTATAAATCCGGCCAGCAACATACAAATTATTTGATATATCTACAGCAATACTTATTGCATTTGATTGGCCAAAGTTGCTTGTAGTGGTTATATATCTTTGCCATTGAATAGTCCCAGTAGAATTATACTTTGCCAAAAACATTCTACTAAAACCACTAGCATAACCAGATATATAAACATTACCAATTGAATCAGTAACAACTGACGACGCTGTGCTTAATGAAACTCTCCTTTGCCATTGCAAAGTTCCACTTGAATCATATTTAGCAAGAAAAATATTAGCATCACCACCATTATCTGAAGTGCCAGTTACATAAACATTGCCACTAGAGTCTACTGCGCAACCAGTGCCCCCTGTATCACTACCATTTACTAATAAAGATTTTTGCCACTGCACGGCAAATGAACTATTATATTTTATAATAGACGCCCGGAAAGGTGATGTCACTCCACTTCTTCCTGTTGTGTATATATTTCCAGAGGAGTCAACAATAATTGTTGCAGCATTAGCATTTGCATATCCAATTTCGTTTTGAAATTGAACAGTGCCAGACGAATTATATTTAATAACTTCAAAATTGCCGTTTTGGTTATTACCAAAAACATAAATATTACTAGAAGAATCTATTGCAACTGCATTTGGTCCATTTGGTGTTACATATTGAGTAACGCCCATATTACCCAAAGTTTTTTGCCATTGGATTGTTCCACTTGAATTATATTTAGCAGCAACATTAAAACCTGCAGTTGAACCGCCGTCCCTGCCAGCAGCATAAACGTTTCCAGACGAATCTACCGCAACGCCTCTGAAATCAACTGACGAACCGCCAGATAAAACACTTTGCCACTGAATAGTTCCTGAATTATTATATTTAGCAACTACTGCATTATCATTCGTTCCATCATAAGTGCTTCCAGAGATATATATGTCGCCCGGACTGGTGACAGTAATTGCATACCCAGTATCATCTCCAAAACCCCTTCTCAAAAGTCCCATCCAATACGGACCGCCGATGCCGGTCAGGGCAGTAAACCCAAACCCTCTAGCTGATGCTGCTCCACGAGTACCGAGTAATGGCATAACTATATTCCTTAAGCAAACTTGGTCAATGAAGCAAACACTGTATAAGCAGAACTACCTGTCTTTACAATAGTGAATAAGTACATGTCAATGCTCGATGCATTACCAGAAGTTGGAGCAGTACCACCTTGCCACTTTGGAGTAACAGTAATACCATCGATCTGGAATACGTTATTGTAGTAAGCAGTGGCACCGTTGGTGTTCATGAATGCAACACTGAGGGATTCACCAGTATTCATGATGCTGTTTAGTGTATTTGAACCATCGCCGCGAACGTTTAGTGTAAAGTTAGCGGAAGCGCTGGTAGTATAATATAATACACCTTGAGTTAAAGCATCAAAGTTAATAGTACCGGTTGCTGCAGTTGCAGATACGGTAGTAACTTCACGAACACCTTTAATAATATCATTAGTCAATGTCTTATTAGTTAGTGTTTGAGTATCGGTAGTGCCAACAAATGAACCAGCTGGTACACTAACACCAACTGCTGCGGCTAAAGATGATGCTTTACTCATTTTATCTCCGGATTAAATTAGTACTTACTTTATTTATACTGGTTCTGTTGGCCAAGTTACTTCCCATGGAAAACCTGATTGGGTAGTAATATCACGTAAAGCTTGACGGTAGGTTGCCCATGGGGTACTAATTGAATCAGGGATATCCTTACCTTGGGTCCAATCTGATGTAGCTAGTTTAGCATTGCGTGTTGTGCGCATATTCTTAGCTTGCTCGGCATCAACAGCAGCCTTAGCTTCATCGGTCATATCGGCAACACTGTACTTGGTGAACCACTTACCATCAACTTGCTCAACACCATCACGGAAAGCAGTCTGATAACGAGTTGGCTGAGCTTGTGGGCCTTCAAGGACTACATCATAACCGAAATCATTAAATAGATCTTCGGTGATTTGTGCTGGAAAGCCAGTGTTTGAGAAAGCAGCACGGAACTCAGATTCCGTAATTACTGCACCAGTTTCTTTGTTTCTTAATTCCATGTTTGCTCCTAAGCAATTGCGAGGAAGATGTAGGTTGCGGCAGATACGTTAATATTAGTTGCAGCAAGTTGATTAACAATGAAGCCTGAGCTATCTGGATCAATACTATCATCAGTAGTAACATCAGCAGCAGTAGTATTAAGACTTAAGTGTGGATCATTGGCAGTTACAATACCGCGAGCTGTATCCCAGACGTACCAATCACCAGTGGAGTCAGTACGCTTAATCAGGACAAACCGTGCACCACCAGTGAATCCACAGTTGATGGTTTGTGTTGTGCCGTTGCCAGTGTATGAGCCTACTTTGGAAACGCCAGCAACGGTGGCAAAGAGGTAAGTGACCATGTTGTAGCCACTCAACGTATTGTTCACAAAGAATTGCGTAGATGTTGGCGTTTTATTGTCCCAACCATTATTTGTATCTTGTGCTGCCGTTTGGTCAAGATAAAGAATCTTTGTGTTTCCAATCGCCGCCGCATAAACCATCCAACCTTCCCAAGTGCCGTTACGCACTTTACGAATCATTAATTCCGGGACAACACCTAAGTTGTGGTTCAATGTTTGTGCAGCACCTGTTGTAGTCCAGCAAACCTCATCAAAGAAGCCGGGGGCGCGGCGCATCCAATAGAAGATTGACCCAGTTGTGAATGTGTTGTAGTCGCTAACTTCCCCGACATGCAGTTTTAACTGGTCGTAATTGAATTTAACAAAATAATTTCCTGATCCTGTAATTTCTGCGCCAGTCGTATTTGTCGCCAAGTATTGCGTATTTCCGCGCAACCTGTCGTAGTCAAACCAGTTGTAACTTGAAGATGTTGTGTTCTTTGCCCAAAACGTATCGGCTGGAAACGCTGTATTTACAACGTTAATAGTTTCCCCAACTGGCCGCGAATATGCTTCATACACACTCGTCCCACTCGTCGGCACTTTCATCGGGCCGCGACGGATGGCGATGTAGATGTATGAAGTAGATATGTACTGACTTACAGTAAAACCAGTCGCATTGATGGCAAAGCCGCCGTTTACGGTTTCTGCCTGTGTTGCCCCGGCATAGAGTTCTGCGGCTTGCGCCGCAGTAGCCGTCAGCGCCCGCATATTGTCTACAAGTTGAAAATATTGGTTGTTTGCTAGGTCTTTGACAAGCAGCCATTGCGGCTCATACCCCAAATTCACCGTTGCATTGCCACTGCCATCAGTCGTAAACGACCCACACGAAATCACATTGTCCGTACCCGTCAGGCCAAAGCCACCTGCATTGTGGGCAAAGAGGTAGGCAACGTAGGTGCCGCCAGAGGCGTTAGTGGTAACGTTGCCGACATAGAAATTTGTCGCATCCTCAATTGTTGTACCCCAAACATTGGTGTACGTTGCAACTGCATCGGTCGTGTTCAAAAGCAGTGCTTGACTTGTACCCAACCCCGGTGCCTTGCAATACCAATTAGCAGCCGTGTTGGTTTGCTTTACGACAATGAAACCGGGGGCGCTGCCTAACGCATGTGAAATTGCTCGGTTCTGTGTTCCATTCCCAGTATACGTCACAACATCAAAGAACTTGGCTTGCTTGCGGAATGTCCATGAGGCGAAAGTGACGCCACTATTGCCAAATCCGTTTGATGACGGGGCAGAAAAACCGTTGGCGTTAAAAGTTAGCGTCCCATCGTTTTGCTGTGCGCCAGTGGTATCTGACCGTAAATTCTGACTACCTCCGCGCATGGTGTCTGTTAGGAAATTGTTGTTAACGGCACTTCTTGACTTAATCCAAACCAACCCACCATTGGTGGACAAGTTAATACCATTGGTAATGGTCTGCGTTGACCCATTGCCCGTATATAGGTAGGTGCTGAAGACATCTTCGATGTAGTTAGCAGCGGTGCTACTACCTGCCGAGCTCATTAATAATTTGGTCATGCGTTTAATCCTGCAGTAAATGCTTGATAAGTAGTACCGCCATCGGTAGTATATGCTACAAATGTATCAACCTTACCAGTTACGGCAGTTAATGTTGGAGCTATACCACCTGGGAACTTAAATGCACTATTAAATGTAACAGCGGCTGAACCGGTTGTTACAAACTTAACAGCAAATTCAAAATAAGTACCTGATGCTGGAGGATTAGTTGGTGCACCAATTGTTACAGTACCGCTTGATGGTAGGGTAACAACGAAAACGTTTGCAGTGCTAAGATCAAGAGTAACAGTAGTACCAGCAGTAGGACTAAATGTTGATACTGTTTCACGAATTGATGTTGTAACTGGGCGGGTTAGTGTCTTATTGGTAAGAGTATCAGTTGTAGCACGACCAACTAATGTATCAGTTGATGTTGGTAGTGTTAAGGTACCGCTATTGCTGATAGTTGAAATAACTGGTGAAGTTAGTGTTGGTGAATTTGCAAGTACAACTGAACCTGAACCTGTTGTTGATGGAGTAAATGCGCCAGTTTGTGAATAAACTTGCCATGTAGTACCATCATAAAGCATTTGGACACTACTACCAGTAATATCGCATACAAGGTTTTCAGCAACACCTTCGATTGTTGAACCGTTTCTATTGATGGTTAGGTTATTAGTTGCCCATGAACCACCATCAGCAATCCATACTTGAGTACCAGTTGCTGGAGTTGCTGGAAGATTTACTGAGAAAGCACCGGCAGTTGTATCAGCAATAATACCTTGCTTATCAGTAAGAGTTGTTGTGGCAATAACCTTTGTGTAAGTAATACCACCTGATACTGCTGCCCAAACTGGAGCGCCTGTGCCGCTTGATGTTAATACTTGGCCAAGTGTACCCGCAGCAGTATAAGCATGTGCTGTACCTGTGCCATAACCAATACCACCAGAAGTTGGGGTTGCAGTACTATTAGTACCACCGTTTGCAATTGCTACAACACCGCTAACATTAGTGGCAGTAGTGGCAGTAGTAGCATTACCTGATAGAGTAGCGGTAATTGTACCAGCTGAGAAGTTACCTGATGCATCACGTTGAACTACATAATTAGCGGTATTTGCCGATGATTTAAGGCCTAATTCAGTATTTAGACCAGAAAAGTTATTATCAACTTCAGTGCTTGTTAATGGAGCACCTTTAACAGACCTTAAAGTAATTGTTGCCATTTATAGTTCCTTTGATGAACGGTTATGCAATCAATGCTAATTTATTTATACAACAAAAAAGACTCATGCGAAATTTTGAATTCTAATTTATTTATACTTACAATTTCTTCAAGAGTACTTCTAACATACCTTTTATTTCATTAATTTCTTGTTTTAATTCTCTTACTTCTTCACCTTGTTTCATTAAGTCGGTCATAAAATTCTTTCGAGCTCGATGCTCTTGGAGTTTAACCGAATCGCATGCTAATATAGCCTTTGATTCGGCATCTCGTATTAGATCTGGATTATCTTTTACTTTAATCATTAATAGTCGTCAGTAGCAATAACACGAAGATCCTTAAACATTGGTACAACTGCTGGATTAGGACTTAACATTACAATCTTAATCACAAAGGTATTAAACTTAGCACCGTCTGGTAAACAAGTATTTGTTGCATTCTCAAAGAAATATTCAGCAAAAGTATTTCTTGTATTACCATTAACTGAAGTAATAGCCATTTCAACATATTTATTTTGGCTATCAAAATCAGTTGTACCAGGGGCATTTACTTTGTAATATACCTTAAAGCTTGATGCTTCTGGACAATATGCATTAATGTATACCTTAAGATCTTGTGCTTCAAACCCTGGAGCAAGAGTTACTCGACGAGTCATATATCGTGCTAATGCATTACCGCCAGAATAACCATCTTCTCCAGTTGCATCATTATTAATAATATTTTGAATTAGTACATTAGACAATCTAGTAATGTCAAGCGCTGGAACAACCTTTGTTGAATTACTTGAGAAATCTGATTTAACTGTTAATGAATCAAACTTATTAGGAATTAATGCTTTTCTCTTTAATGTTGCAACATTTTTACCATATTGCAATGGCTTAAAGACAGTATCAATTTCACCAGTTTCAGATGTTGACTTATAATAGAATGATGATGCTGTTCCTGGGAACTGTAGCATTTCACCATCAACATAAAGAACATCATATAATGTTTTTTCTGCTGGAACGAATGATTTTAGAATTGCTGAAGTATCAGTTGTTGTTGCAAACTCAGCAATATTAATTCTAAACATAATATCTTCAAGTTGCTCAGCAGTCCATGTTGAAGCATTTTGTGACTTAAACATTGAACCAATATATGGTTGTTGCGCTACTATTTGGCCTGTAATTAGATCATCTTCACCTAAAACCGCAGTATAAATTCTAAAGCTCTTACTATTACCAAGAATAACAAATGCATATTGACCAGGTGGAAGATATGCTGGTGTAACAAATTTAAATCTTGTATATTCATCAAGATTTGGTGTATTTACACCTGTTGATATATTTAAGTTTGATGATTCAACAATATCTTTTGAATCAACTGTTACTGTAGCATAAGGAACAATTTCTGATGAACTTGGATACCCATTAACAACTGGACGGATTTCAACAGTAACTGGACTTGACAGATCTTTTTGAGCAAACCATAAATCAATGGATGTAACAACTACACCTTCTGGCTCTTCAACAAAGAATGTTTGGGCAAGTGGATCCATTCCAGCTTTTGCTGCGTTTAACTTTGTTGTGTTTAATTTAATGGTGACATCATTAATTGATGCCTTTTTTGTTCCAGCTGAATTTGTTGCATCAATTTTAACTGATAAATCACCAACCGCTACGCCATCTTTAGTTTTATCAATGTAAACTGTAAATGTTCTTGATTCACCACGTGGAATATCTACTGGAAAATTACCAAGTGTATTATCCCATGTTGGCGAATAGCGCTTATTACCTTCTAATGGATTATATGGAGCAGTACCAATAACTTTTGTTCGCGTCTTACCATCTTTTGACCAACGCTTATCTGTTGTATACCATTCAACATTTTCATCAAAATAAATATGATGAGCAGCATACATATATGCTCCACGTGAAATCCATTTTGATGTTCCTGATTGTTCAATACCAAAACTAACTCCACTATTTTGTGTTAGCTTATCTGTTCCAACATTAATATTATTAATTCTTAATATACCATCACTTGGAGTAGATGTAGTTGATGCACTTGAGGTATTAGTAATAGTAACTTGTACACCAATTCTAATATCTGCAGTTTGAGATAATACTGATGCTTCAGGTTTACCCGTCCAACCCTCAAAACCAGCAAATAAATTGAATGAAGATAAGCCTTGAGTAACCTTTGCAACACCCTTACCTGGAGTTGGATCTAAATTACCAACTGGACAATTAACACTAAATTTCCAACCTGTTCCCTTAATTGGTGCATCAATATATAAATCTGCAAATTGTACATTTGCTAATTTTTCAAATGTAAACGTATAAGTACCAGTTGAACCAGAAGCAATTCCTGGATAACCTAATCTCTTGAGATCAGTATCATATTTGATATAATCACTATTATTTGGATTAGTTATTTTACTAATAAAACCAGAATTTAGTTCCTTACCAGCATAAACCAATTTAAATCTATCTGGAATATTGCCAGATGAACAAGTAATTGATGTTGTACCAACAACATCAACCCCGAGATTAATTCTGTAATGGAATATGCCTTGCTTACCAGATGACTTGGCATTTTGACCACAAAATAATGTTTGTTCAACAACGCCGGCATCTTCTTCAACTATTGTTGGAATTGTAGCAGGAGTATTTACTGGTGGAATTGATGTGTAATTAATATTACCAGCAGTAATAGTTGTATTACTTGTATCACGAACAACAGTTCCAGCTGATTCTTGTCGGAATTCTTGAAGTGGATCAATTGAAACAGTATTGATCTTAGTTGCAAGTATTGTTTGTTCAGCAGTATTAGTTAAGCCTTGAGCAAGATATTTTGTCAAGCAACTTGAAGTAATAAATCGCTTATCAAGACTATCTGCTAATTTAAATGCACGGTCACCAACATTAAATCTAATGTTATCATCATTAGGAATAATGAAAACACCAACAATATCACCAGCTTCATTTGAAATAATGTCTGTTGGTGCACCAACTACTGTAATAATACGAGTGATTGAACTAGCACCATCAATATTAATAGTGATAGTATCACCAATTTGGAAAATAGTTGATTGTACTTCTGGAATAAAGTAAAGTCGATTTGACTTTTGCAATAAGACTGGTGTTGTTACACCATTAAATGTAATTGATGATACATTATCAGTAATACCAGTTGCAAATTCAACATAAAATGCTGGGTAGCAATATTGACTAACATCAACATCATCGAATGTTGCATAGTGACGAGTATTTGGCTTTAAACGCTTTGCAATAAATGTAATTGGCTTTGAGCGAATATATGGAATCAAACTTGAATCAACTAGCTTAGTACCTAAATTAGTTGTTATAGTCTTTCCTGCTGCACTAAATTGTAAACCGCTACGCCCAAATGATTCACCATATGTTACAGATGCCGAAGTATTTGCTGATGTTGTTGCAACAGATTGTGATGAAAGATTGCCTGCCTCATCAACTGATGTAACAGTATCGACACTAGTTGATACTGATGTTGATACACTTACGTCGGTAACACCGCGCCAAACTGATTGCCATGCATTCCATTTTGTAAACCATGGACTTAAACCAGCACTGTCTTGTGTTAATACTGTAAATGCGTCATTTTCACCATTAAGATTGACAGTAACAGTAGGATTATTAATTGTGTCATGCCAAATATCAGTTGATGGACTTAGTGTCATTCTACCAATATATTCAAATACTTCATATGGTAATAGATATTCAGTGCGTGTACTCTTTGTTTGAGAGACTAAAGGAATCTCAATATATTCTGGTGTAATTAAATCACCAGTCTGTACAACACCCTTTGAATTATTTTCATCAAGATAAAATGTATAAGAATCAGTAATACCAGCTGGGCGTAAAAGTTTATTTTCACTATCAATAGCACAAGTAAAATCTTTATTTAAAACATCAGCTACACCTGCGCCAGCAAATGGATCAACTAGAATACCATTCTTAAAGCGCTCAACGCCTGGAACAGATGATGGTATCTTTTGATCTTGTGCAATCTTTTCTAAAAAGCTAAGTGTGGTATAATACTCTAAACGGCCAACGCGCTTATCAATCTTACCGATATCACGCATAGTATAGCGCTTATTATCAACATAATTTAATTTGATATCGTTTATAACAGTATATGGTGGAACATATACAGTATAAATTGTCATTGCATCAGGATTATCATCAGGTATTGCTGGAGCATCTGCTGGAATACCTGAAATAATCTTAAGTGACTTATCTTTTGACACAACTAGTTTATCATATCGTGCTAGATAATAGTCATAGTCAGCAGAAATAAATGAATTAGGTACAACACTAATTGGATTTACAAATGTATTATCTGTACGAATATATCTAAAGTCTAAACAATCTGATAACTTAATCTTAGTACCAGATGATGTTGTATATGTTTGAATATTCTCATAAGGAATATCAATATATGAATCAACACTAAAGAAACCACTATTACCTGAATGTTCAAAATACTTAAATTCAATAGTAATAAATGTATTTGATGTATCATTTAATTGTGGCAATTGACTATTTGATTTAACAGTTAATGTTGAATAATCATAATAATCGTCTCTTTGACCATTATTAAATGTATATGCTTGAGTATAATTTTGCTCTAATTCATCAGTTATTGATGTAATTGAAACAACATCGACTTTATTTAAATTAATTACTGATAGATAATCGCTAAGATTCTTAGTATCATCATAATTAATAGTAAGAGTTGATATTTTTAGACTCTTGGTCTTTGCTTGAGCTGAGCTTAATGTATAATTAAAAGCAATTGATGCTGTAAAAGTTGATTGGCTTGTTACTTTAACGATTGCAGTATTTGGATTAACAATTTCAACCGATACTGGAGTTAATACTTCTCCAATTGCAGGTGTACCAGTAATGCTTTGTGTTACGGCAATATAAAATCTGTCAGCAATGGCATCAGCACTTAAGAAGCCAGTACCAATAAATTCTTCATTTGTTGGTAATGTAAGTGTTGCGACTGAAGTACCAGATGACGTACCAGTGCCAGGAGCAAAATTTACTCCAGTTAATGTCTTAGATGCTGAAATGACGGTATCAGAACTACCGCCTGGCTTAAAGGTCTTAACAAACTTTTGTGCAACTGGAAATAGCAATGAATCATCAGTTGTTGAGTTTAAAACAAGATTATTATTTAGATTATAATAATCTGCTTTAGCATTAAGAGTATATGTATTATTAGTAACATTAACTGAAATGAAACTCTTGACTTCGCTTAATGAATGGCCAGTATTAACCTTAATATCATAAAGATACATGTTATAGTTAGTACCAACACGCTTAACATATCGTACTTTTGCAGCACCGATCTTTGTGTTATTATAGCTAGCGCTAGTTAATGATACTGATATTGCTGCTACTGAATGTAAATCAATAACAATTGAAGTATTTGGATTGAAGAAACCCGTTAAGTTATTAACTGTAACATATTTTGCATAATCCGCAGCGATTGGAAAGCCACTTACTGTGTTATAATCGCGGGCCTTATTAACAGAAATATATGTTGTATTAGTTGTTTCAAAGGCATAGCCCTTTACATATGCCTTACCTGATGATACTTGAATAGTAAATTGATCATCATTATTGTAAATATTTTTAATTGCTTTAGCAATAAATGGCTTAACAGTATAATCACCTGATTCGTCAAAGGTGCGCTTAGCCATGGCATCTTCGACTTTATTATAGTCAGAGTCAACCTTAATATTAATTACATCACCATTTCTAATATTAGCAATGTCAACAAAATTATTAACACTAATATTATCACTGCCTTCAACTGTTGAGTCATATTCAAATGATTTTAATACAAGTTCAATTGCATAACGGTCAGCGCCTGGTGCAAAATAGTTACTTGAGCCTAACGCAGGATCTAATAAATCTGGATTATCTTCAGATGTTACAACACTTTCATTGACTAAAAGACCAATACGTGCAGATGGATTTTGAATTAATGTTGGAGAAACTACAATTACTTGTTCCTCACAATATACAAAATGACCACTTACGTAAATAATACCTTCTTTAATTGTAAAGAAATATGAATTACTAGTAAATGGACTATCTGATGATACTTCTAATTGAATATTATTACCAGTTACAACAAGTGTTTCGCCTTGTTCAAATGAACCAGTAACAGTAGCAAAATGTAAAACTGGTGCAGTATTATCACCAGTAATTAACTTAACAACACCAGTAGCACCTGAAGTTTGACCAGTAACAGTCAAACCTTTAATTGTTGATGCAAGAGTAGATGGCTTTAACTTAAGATATACACCCGGCGTATATGCTGATTGACATCCATATACAATTGATCCATTTTTAAAAACGTTTGTACCAATTGCTTCAATCTGTGATTGAAGAATTGATTGAATTTGAGTTAATTCACGCGCTTGAACAGCATAACCTGGTCGAAATAAGATTTTATAAAACTTATTTTCGCGTGAAAAATCATCGTAATATGGATTGGTGTTGAAGTTAATCGTCATATCTAATCTTTCGTATTTGATGCTATTATTTATTAGAACTGGATAGCAGTTCTCGTGACAATAGTTTCTTCAAGTGATGGAGAAAATGCTTTTCTATTATCAATATACAATATATCACCAGAGAATTTATTAAAGTCTGGTGACTCTACATCAATAATTTTAAAACTATATGTATTTTCATTAATTTGCATATTCAATATTTGATTTACTATACATGGATGATTATCCAATGGCTGTAATAGCATTGTTGAAGTATTAAATGCTATAATCAAATATTTATGACCTGAACTATCAGTTAAAATCATATCATTTTCATATAGTTCAGGATCAAATTGTGCAGTAATTTTAAAACATGCCGATGCTAAACTAGAAATCAATCTATCAGTTGATACATACTTTTGCGGATTACGGATTATACCAAACTGACGATAATCATTATTAACAGTAAAGCCTTTATTTTTTTCAACTGAAATTGAAGTATATGTCATAACTGCACTTGCATATAATTCTTTTTCAACATTTTTACCATGACCACCTGGTGGACTAATAATTACTCGCGCTGTTGCACCAGTACCATTTCCAGTTATTTCAACATTTGCATAGGTATAATTACTACCATGATTTAGTATATTAATACCTTTAATCTGGCCATTTTGTATAACTGCTGTTGCCGTTGCGCCTTCACCGTCACCAGTTATAGAAACAGTAGCAGCGCCATAACCAGTACCATTTGATATCATTTTAATAAAATCAATTGATCCATTCACTGCTTGTAATTCAACATTTGATTGAATTGTATTTAATGTACCAACCGATAAATCTGCTTGTATCTTTGCTGGAACAGTTGGTCGATGTGCTTCATCTGTTACTAGTTCTAAATTGGCAAAACTATATCCTAAACCAGCATCATTGATAATGACATTAGTTACTTGTCCATTTTCCATGACTGCCGTTAATTTGGCTTTTGTATTTGCTATACCAGTACTTGATGTACCATCACCAACAACAACAATATCTGGAACAGTTGTATAACCTGAACCAGGATTAAGAATCTTAATCTTATCAATTGTACCAGAAGTATAAAACTTATCCTTTAATGCAGTCATAACTGGCATAAAGGCACTAGTTAAAAACTTATTACGTAAAGCACTTGGCACATTAAACATATACTTCCAAATGTACCCATCAGAAGTATGAATTAAATCTACGCCTACATCAATTGGTGATACTGTTGATGGTGCATCACCATTGTTTGATATGCATTTGTAAACATTAAACTCGCTATTTAAAACATAAAATTTAGCATTTTTAATATTTGTTGCACCAGAATATGCTGGATTATCAACCGAATATGAATCATCATACATATCATATACGGTATCTTTAACCCAATCAATACGTGGGACAATTAAACATATATCTGATTCAGTAATTTGCTTTAATGAAATCATGTTATTTCTAACTTGATTTTCATATTTCAAATCATCACGAGGAACCATTGGTTCATCTTGATTTAACCAAGACAATGTTTGTCCAAGAAATGTGTAATAAGTTGCTCGACGAGATACAATCTCGTCATACATTCCCTGAGCAATAGATGCCCGTAATGCTGATGTAATTACTGAACTCATTAACTAATTGTAACAACCCAAGTAATAGAAATGCTATCAGCAGCTTGCTTATTAATAGTTGGGAATACTGTGCGGCAAAGCATTGTGCCGGCAGAAGCAGCATTGAAAATACCAGCTTCAGTTAGAGCACCTGTACCTACACCGGCGCCAAAAGTTGCGGTATAGGTTACAGTATTATCAGTTGCAGTTGTTGAAGTTAATGCAACAATTGCAGTTTGAGTATTTAAAGCTGTATCAGTAACACCAGCAGCGGTAGTACCTGTGCCGACAGCCATATGTGACATAACTGCAGATGTGGTTCCAGCCATGCGTGAAGCAATAAAATTCTTACCATTTGTTACAATAAGATTCTTATGCTCAACTGATTCTACTAAGGCACCAGTACTATCAAATCGATTAATAGTAAGCATGCCAGTTAATTTAACTTCATTATTAAATGCCATTATTTTCTCCTAATTTATTAAAATTATTTATACTATATTAATGTGTAAACTACTCAAATTAAAGTTAAGACACTACAACTGAAATTGATTCTTCACTATCTACAAAATAACCATATTCAGCATAATTATCGGCATTATATACATATGATGTTATTGCAAAGGCAATATCAGAATAATTAGCACTATAATTATTTACTAATTTATCATCTAAACTAATGCTATCATTTACTGATTTATTAATATTTGGAATACTTGAATCAGTTAAAGAAACAGAATCTTGAACAGATCTATAACTATTTATTGCATTAGTTTCAATAGCATTAATAGAATCTTGTATATTCTTAGTATTATTCGACTCATTACTATCTAATGATGTTACAGAATCTTGTAAGTTTAATGCTTTATTTGCTACTGATGAACTATCATCTACTAAAGAAATAGTATCTTGTACTAATTTTCCACTTAAAATACTATCAAAATCATCAATTACAATATCATCTTCAATAGATCTATTTGATGTTATTCCAATAAATTCTTGTGTTTCACTAAAATAACCATATTCTGCATAATTATCGGCATTATATAGATATATTGTTACATCAACATTATCAGTAAATGTAGTACTATAATCTTTAATTAATTCATCAGTTGAAGTAATATCATCAGATATTAGTTTATTATTAGTTAATTGATTAACATCATTACTAATAATAGAATCTTGTTTTGCTGTTTCAACTAATTTATTATTAATATCAGTAATAGGTGCATCATCAACTAATGCTTTTGATACATCAACAATATCAAAATCAGATGTTACAATGCCATCATCTCTATATTTAGAGATATCCTTAATATTTTCATCAATTGGATGAACTGTATCAATAAATTCAATCAACTGATAATTAATTAGTGACTGAATTGTAGATGATACATCAATGATATTATTTAATTGATATTCCGCAAATAGTCTTGTACCTGCTGGATGCAAGTAAGATTTAATAATATTCTTATAACTATTTAAAGATTCATCAATCTTTATTTGATATGCATATGGCTGGTAATAATCCTGATCTTCTATATAAACAGCATCAGAAATAAAACCATCATTATTAAGATAATAACCCTGATACTTAGCAATAGGACTGATATTAAATTTAATCAGTGCCATTTTTTGTTCGGCTGGAATATTATCAACCGAAGTATTTGACACATCTAAATCATATGAAATCTCTGTTCTAAATGTTTGTATAATGTCGCCAACATAAGTATTATCGGCATAGTCTTGCTCATAATAATTAGATATATTAATATAGCCTTCATCAATAAAACCTAAAGTGCTTGTTTTTGACGGTGAAGTTAAAACATTACCATTGTTTTTATTAATACTAATAATACCACCCGGTGCATTAGTATTTGCTGATTGAATGTTTGCATAAAAGTCATAAGAATATCCAGTACCAAATTTAATAATTGATATTCTTTTAATACCACCTTGTGCATCTATTTTATCTACTTTAATAGTAGCATTAATAATGCCCTTGCTAGTATTTGTACTAGCAGTAAGTAATTGACCAACTTTGAAGCTTAAGCCCGGTGTAATTACTTCATATGTACCAAGAGTAGGAGAAATACTTCCAACAAAGTCATTATATTGAATTGTTGATGTTACAGTAATATTCTTAAGATATTTGTTATTCTCAATGAATACTTCATACAATGAATCATTGATTTTCTTAATTTTCTTTACAACAACATAAGTAATTCTATTTTTTTCAGAAATTACTTTAATTGTATTATTTAATAATGTATTAATGTCACCTGAAGTAGGAACAATGAATAATGAATTATCTTGATTCCATTTACCATCTGATGCTCGTAGTACAGATTTGTATGGATAATAAATTTCAACGTCTTTATTAAAGAGTAACTTAAATAATAGACGATATGATTCTTCAGAACCTTTTGCTGAATAGATTTCCTTAATCTTTTTAAGGATAAATCTATCATTTTCTGGTGCAGTATAAAAGCCATTATAGTTTAATTCATTTTTGAAATGAACTATAAATGCATCAAGAGTTTCGTCAATATCACGATAACTACTTAAGTTTCTAGTATTTGTTTGCTCTAAAAACTTATAATATGCTTCTATAAAAGAAGTAAGCGCGGGATATTCTTCCTGAATAAACTCAGGAAATTGGTTTGCAACTAATGTTGATAATTTTACTTTTTGAAGCATTATTAAGATCGGCTAGAACTAAAGATATAATTAGTTCCACCACCAGTATTACCCATTGAAATTGTATCCACCAAAACATTAATATTAATTAATTCTTCTGGAATAGAAATAATTTGATCTAGCACTGAGGCTACATCATATGATTGAGGTTTAATAATAAATTTCAATTCATCAATATTTGTATTTGGATCTAGACTATCAATAAACAAATTTTTAATAAGAATTAAGCCAGTTGAATAATCAATGGTACCAATATTTTTATTAACAACTGTTTTTTGTTTACCTGAATAAGTGTACATTACCACATTACCAATTCCATCATCTTCTAGATAATGTAATTGATCACTATTTGCGGTATAAAAGCCACCTGACTTAATACTTTCTTCAGCTACGCCAGAATAATAAATTGGATTACCTAAATAAATCTGATAATTGCCATAAATACCATAAACTGGCACAACACTGGTGTGTAAGTTAATTGTTGTAATATTACTTACAATACTTTGATCACTCTTATCAATTAATGACATTAAATTTGAAATTCTAAAAATAGAATCAAATTTTTGTAAATTATTAGTGTTATAATCTTTAATTGTTGTTAAAACTTGTGCTTTAATATCATCACTAGTTTTATTGGTTGACTTTGAATTAAAATATACTGATGAATTTACTTGAATAGTTGTATATTTTGGATCAACAATTTCAGGTGTAATTGAGATAACATTCTTGGCTTTTAGAATGTCTCTCTTAATAGCATTCTTTTCTTCAATAGTAAGAACTAAACTTTCTTTTGGCTTTATGCATAGAAATACTTTACCATAAACTACTGGCTTATTATTTTCTCCGCCCCAAACATTAATAGAACTTACATTTGGATAATTATTTAGAATAATGCTCTTATAATCCTCGGTAGTTACACCTCTATTTTGAGTAGAATAAGCACGAGGAGCATTATATCGAATACTTTCAATATCTTCTATTTCAGAACCGCCAGTTGATGACTTCATTGTAACAACTGAAACAGTTGAATTTGCAATTAAGTTTGATCCTTGATATTGAAAGGATCTTGCATTATTTGCCGCGCCTTTACTTGTAACTAAATATTCTAGATGTACAATATTACCAGCTTCAATTGCTTTACCTAGTACACCATCGCCAAATGAAATTTCGTATAACTCATTATCGATTTCATTTACAAAGTATACGGTACTATCTTTATCTAAATTGATAATAGTATCACTACGCTTAAATATAACATACTTTGAAGACATTGAACTAGCTTGAACACTTACCTTAAGTGTTGAAAGATCGACATCTTTATTTGGAACAATATAACGTTGACCTTGTGTAACAGTATACTTAAATGTTAACGGTGTGCCTTCTTTAATTTCAATATTATTAAATACGTATCTATTATTATTTAAAACTGCTGTATACTCTTGAAGAGTATAAAATGTATATTGAACATTATTTAAATTAACAGTAAATGGACTATACTTTGGTAATGTAACAGTAATTGGAGGAGATACTGCTTGACTCGATAAATTAACTGTAATATCAACAATTGCTGTTGAACATAGTGCAGATTTTGTAATATAACCTAATTGCTTTGATAATGATACAACGCTTGAACGCTTAACAGCTGAATCTAGAAATGATTCATTAATAGCTAAATTTGTATATAAAGCATTGTAATGAGTATTATATGCCAAAACATCAAGAAGAATAGACATGGTCGACCCTTCAAAATCATAATCTTGAATGGTGTTTTGACCCTTAAGGAATTCTTTGAGATTAGCTTTGATTTGATCAAAGTCTAATTCTGCGACTTGTATTTTTTGATTTGCCATGTATTATCTTGTTCTTTTTAGAACAACATCTAGAGTTATTGGGCGGACAGTGTTAACAATTGAAAATTCAATTCGGACATATACATCATTTGTATCATAATTATTTCTTACCATTACATCAATTAATCTAACACGCGGTTCAAAGTTTTGAATTGTATCTGTTATTGCCCGTTTCATTAGTGCAGTAAACATCGGGCCAGCTGGTTCAAATAATAAACCCCGAATATTTGAACCAATTTCTGAATGAAATGGGCGCTCATAATATGAGGTCATTATTAAATTTCTAACAGCTTGCTTTATTGCTTCTTCATCATATTTAAGCGTAAGATCTCCCGAAACTGGATGCTTCGAAAAATTATTGTTTAAATCTGAAAAGTTACGAGCAGTTTTTGTCATTTTATATTTATATTAGTTTACAAAAACGTTTGGAGAACCTTCGGCGCAATGATCACCACAGCTTAATTCATCGCCAATTCTTGCTGCAGCAAGACCATTAATAAACACATTTGGAGACCCCTGAGCAGTAATTGAATCATGTGATCTTGGACCACATCTATGTTTTGGCCAATAATCACTTACTCGATGAGCTGCTATGCCATTAATAAACACATTTGGAGATCCTTGAACATTTGGTCTTGGATTAAAACAATGTCCAGCCGACTTATCACCTAATCTAACTGATGCAGGCATTATAATAACTCCGGATAACTAGTAATGGCATCTTTATATGTTGATGCTTTTGTAATGATCTCAATAAGCTTTTGGTTTGAATAACTATCATTATATGTAATTGTTAATGGCCATTGTTCGGTTATAGTAAATAAACCAAGACCTGCAGCAGGAATAGTTGATGATATGTTTATCTTTGCAGTAACATTAAACTTTAAAATTAAAGATGTTTTAGTTGGAGGTTTATATTGATATAATCCAACAAAATCTGATGGTATATCATCAAGACTATTTGTTACAGTAAATGATTTATTATAATTGGCATCTTGATTAGCAAATTTTAATACTCGATCAAACATATTTCCAAATTTGCTTGAAAATGTAAATGAATTATTATTCCAACTAATATTTAAATCCTTTGGTGCATTATCACATACAACATTAATTATTTGAACTGAAGAGCTTGTTCCTGCTGCATATAATGCTAAGTCGGCACTACATGTAACTGTTTGTCCAGTTGTGCCTTCAAATTCAGTTAATGTCAAATTAGTAGGAGTAAAGATTATCATAATAAGTAAAATCCTGTTTTATTATCTTTTTTATATGTTTGATCATTTAACATAGTAAATGCCATTTTACGATTTATACCGCCTGGTCCAGTGGTATCACCTGCCTTTAAGCCACGATATCCAATATGCATCCAACATTGATTACCTGATCTATATTCAAGAATAATTTGGTCATATGGAAGAATCTTTTCGAGTTGTTGAATAAACTCAAAATGCCGTTGATTTCTAGTATCATCTTTTGGTAATAATGAAAGATCTATTGCTCTACCATATGGGTGATCAGAAGTTGAACTACCAACACCATTTGATAATTGTCTATAACCTGAATTAATTGTCCATTGCTTGCCATAACCTTTAATACCGCCCGGAAGAATTGATAATGCAGGTTCAAGAATATTTTGACATAATTGTGAAAGGTTACAAATAATTTGTTGCTTAGTTAAACCACATTGATTAACTAATTTATGATTACCAGCATGGTCATATAGCATGCCTAGATTAAAATTATCTGACAGTTTAAAGCTATCATTAAAGTCTTCGGTATTATAGATAACAGTACATGATGCAACAGTATTTGTTTTTGCTCCACCGCTTGTTTCTGTTACTTGATCTTGAGCAGGAACATTTTCTGGTGTTTGCTTACCATATTTCTTTTCAATAGCTTCCTTTGCAGCAATACCTTGAGGTGTTTTCCAATCTTCTTCCGATTCAAATGTAAATACTTCTTCACCTTCTGTTGATGGTGGAATTGTATATGGAACCGTTTTATTTAATGGAGTACCATTTGCTGGAATTGGAACATTAATTGTTGACGGGCTTTTTGCTTTACCACTATTCATAAAGATCATCGATGCATCCGCCGCAAAATTACCCGCAGCTCGAATATTAGTTGATCCAGTTGAAAATTGATTTAAATCCTTACTAGTAATAATATTACCAGAACCTAAACTTTGGAATGTCATATTACCTTTTGATAAGACATTAAGCTTACCACCAATACCAACATTCATATTACCAGCAACGCCTAAATTATAATTACCACCAACTTGCATTTCAGCATCACCAGTAACTTCAATATTTGCATTTGATTGGCAAAGAATGTTAATATTACCATCAACTGATAAGTTACATTCACCTGTTATGTAAATACAACCATTGCGATCAACAATTGTATACTTGTCACCAACAACATGATGAACTTCTGTACCATTTGCATCGATTTCAGTAAATGTACCTTTTCTATGAAAGGTGTTTATTCTTTCCATACCGGGCGTGTCGTCAAATTCCTGAACGTGACCTGATTCAGTTTCAATGACATGATTATATGGATACTTAGCGGCATATGGAGATGTTGGCTCATCATATGTCTCTTTACTAAGTGCCTTCTTAATGCCAAGTACTCGGTTTGCTTCTTTAATTGGAACAATTGTTCCCTTCTTAATACCACGTGCTAAACGATTAACATCTGGTTCATGCACAAAACTCTTCAATGGGTACTTATTATTTGGATCACGGAAGCCTAATTCACCAATATCATATTGACCAACATTAGCACCAGTACTATTTGGATTAATATTAGTACCTGCGGTTTTTTCTTCAGTTTGTGACGCTTCTACCTGTGCACCATAAAAATATTCATAATACCGAGTTCTAACAATTGCACCATTACCGGTATCATTACCATTTGCCTTCTTTGCGGCAAAAAACCAATCTGGGTTTGCTGATGCATTAACTGACTTTGATGTTTTGTCTTTAATCATTACACATGTAACATAAGCACTTTTATCAAGATCAGTCTGAAGGATTCCAGGATTATTTAAAATATCTACGCCTGATAGTTTAGCGTATTTTGTATAATTAGCACGACCAGTAATTTGATTAAAGCCACGACCGAAAAATTTGCCACCATCACCAGTTTGTGTATTACCGAGTTGTCGACCATTATTTTCTGGTGCATAAACAAAGGCAAAGAAATCTTGTCTTGAGCCTTTCCAACGAGCATACTTATCAGCTAATTCTGGTTTACCAGAAAATGTTGATTTAAATGTTGATTGAAGTCCAGATGAAGAATATGAATAACCTTCTTCTTGAGGAATCCAACCACATTCACCACCTGCAATTGCCAATACAGAACATTTTTGTTCACGTGTTGTTAAACCAGCTTTATCACATGCTGCAAGTAATGCTTTAATGCCTGCCGATGCTTTTGACCTATCACCTTTCCAATCTGGTGGTGGTACTGTTGGAATATCAGTAGATGGTGTAGCAGTTGATGCCGGTGCAGTGGTCCCGGCATTTGGATCAGATGTTACAACTGCTTGATTATCTTGGTTTGCTACTACTTGTTGTGATAAAATTGGTGTTTTACCAGAATCATCTTTTAATATAATGCCATCGGCTTCTGAATTATCTTGTGGAATGCCAGGAATTGTACCAACCATAATTGGTAATTGACAATCCTCATCACGGAACATTACAATTACCCAAGTACCCTCAACTGGACCAGTTGGAGCATGACCAATACCTGACATCGAAGCAGAAGTAATTGGTAACATTGGATGAGCCCAAGGCAAATCCTCGGTTTTGATCTTATTTTTATCAATAGTATGTAGGCCAACAACTCTAACTTGGCATCGACCTAGTTTAAGTGGGTCATTACGATTTTCGACACAACCAATATAAAAATTATTATTCATGATCTATTATTGAAATCCACGATATATGAGTCTTTAATTAATTCCATTGAACATTCATGTTTATCTCTATTAATATAATGATTAATAGCAGATACAATATATCTTCCGGAAAAGATATTATCTTTTGCATCTTCATTCTTTTGAATAGGTTGCATTTTATTTAAATCCAATTCAACAATCATACCAACTGTATAATCAGTTCTTCCCATTACAGTGACTTGAATCTTTGTAGTCTCGGCTTGCATTAATCTAGAAATTCTTTTTTGAATAATTGATGCGTTTGTTACATCAGTATATCCATTATGTGATGCATATGCCTTTGGATAATTAATTACCAATGCGTTTGGATTTGAAATGTTTTTCTTTGATACCGCGGCATATCTATTTAAATGATAGTTATTATCAAAGTCCTTAAGCATATCATAATTTTTAACCAGATATCTTTTTGTTGTTGTATCAAATGTAATTAGCTTTGATCCATACATACCAGATCGCGTTCTATCCATATAATCAAATACATTTGGAACATCAATATCTAATAATCTTGAATAGTCTTTATTTAGATCAATAATAGAACCACCGTCTGATCGATAATCACGTGAATAATTATCATAAACAAATTTTATATAAGATGGTTGCTTATATAATGTATCAAGTGAAGCAAAATTTAAACCACGACGATTTTCAAAGAAAATATAATTTGTTGCATTATCAAGAGTGATCGCGGTGTCGGCAATATAATTTAATGTTTTTACGGGTGACCAATAATTTGAAATGAATTTTGTAGTATTTGAAGTTGTTTCAATATTAACTTTCTTTTCTGTTTCAAGACCATCTATTTTATTTGTTAAAATTTCTTTTGCAATATCAGATACTTTACCTTGATATGATTTACTTACATTTTTATTTAAATCAACAATTGCTTCTTTTGATATAAAATGAATTTGATATATTTGTGTACGAAGATTTAATATTTGACGATTTGATACTTTGTAAATATAAAATTGCCCTTCAATATGATCTTCATTACCAAATGATGGAGTAAAAACCGATAAATTAATATATTCTTCGCCAATAAAAGGTAATACATTAATAAAATCAAATGATTCATTAATATTAATAACACCAGTAATGAATGGCGAAAAAAGATCTTCATAGATCTCAATTGCCATTACTTGGTTTTTAATATTATGTACTAGACCAGTTGAAGTAACTACACTAATATATTCAATATTAACATCACCCGCAAATCTAATACTATTTGAATCAGTTGGATTCATAGATTACTTAAATTAGTTAATATTAAATTTATAACATCTTTTGATACAATCTTTATTCTTCGCTTTGATTCATTTATTCTTGTTTCATAATCATAATTAGATACCGATACTGCACCAGGATAAGATGAATCAACAACTAAACCTTTATCATTCTCATAATGATGAATTGCATATGCTTGATCACCATATTTGTCAGTAATAAATTTTTCAAGCTTATGTATATCTAATGGAAAATCTGTCAAATAATCATATTTGTCATTTGCTAACATAATAATCCAATGATATTCTGGATTACCATAGATTTTTTCGGCAATAATCTCAGGTGTTTCACCATCTTTAATATCATATAAGTCATATGTTAAAATATTAGATAAAACTTCTTTTCTAAATCTAACATTTTTAGTGATATCAGTAACAACCTTTAATTCTTTTTCACCATTAATAGTATAGTCATAATATATTTTTTGAAAGTTTTTAAAGTACATCAGAAGCCCTCTTGGATCCGCTCCTTCGTAAGCTGTGAAAGCTCCTTGAAGGTAAGAGTCATATTAATTTGTGTTGGTGCACCTTCTTCAAATGAAGTAAATTGTCCTTGTGGTGCATAATTAACTACCATTTCTGTTAATACGCAAGATGTATGGCGTGGTAAATTTAAGTTTTCGTCAACACCATTATAATGGACAATATCAAACTCAGAAGGATATAGATACAAGAAGTTATCTTTGTCTTTAAATTCTGGGTGCATATGCAATTTAAACAAATAAATGATATTCTGCACATTTTGTAATTCTTGTTTAGATTTAGGAAAGAATTGATAATCAAATGTAAATGATCTAAAATCAACGCCTTTAAAGATTTGTTCTTTCTTTGGATTAACTGCTAAACCAGTTATAGTAGAAATAGCATCTTTTCCAGGTGCAGAACTTAAAGCAGCAGTGGCAAGTAAAGGTGCAGCTTCTTTTGCTATTGTACTACCTGCACGCACAGTAGAATCTTTGGCATCACCAATGGTATTTACTGTTTTATATTCTGATGCCGCTTTTGTTAATGTATCAATGCCCTTTAGCGCCATTTGAAACATATTTGTATCTTCAGATTCCCATGATGCACTATAACGTGTTGATATTTGATTAGGTGTATGCATTGCAATTGCAGCGCGAAGACGTTTCATTTGTCGTGTAAATGTACCAGCAGTTTCAGCAATTGCGCCAACACCAATAGCAGTAACACCTCCAGCTAAAGCAGCTCCTTTTGCTGCACCTAAATCACCTGATAAAATCTTCCCGGCTGCTCCACCCGCTAATGCAGAAATTCCGGAAGAAGCTGCTATAGCTTGTTTTTCGGAAATACCCTTTCCTGCAAGAGTATTAATATCAGATGGATTATAATTAGGAATAGTTAAATCACCACCTTTATCATTAGTTAAAAGCTTTGAACTAGCATTAACGTTGATATAGAATATGACATAATTATTTCCATATTCAGTATTACCTGTTCTATTATGCTTAGGAAAACCATTAGCACTTAATAGATCATCGGGATACATTAAATTATCAACACGATAATCACCATTCTCCGAGAACGTAGTTCTGGAGGTTTTAGTGTTTTCTATATCCTGAATCTTATCATTGATATTTAAATCAGCTTTCTGATAAGATTGATCATAATATGATGCAATTGGATTAAATGCCATTTTTATTCCATTAAATACCTATTTTGTAATATATATTTATATCCTATACGTTAATCCCTATGAATTACTACAAAGGCAAATTTAACCCAAAGCATCCTAATAAGTATGAGGGTGATCCTACACAAGTGTATTATAGAAGTTCATGGGAACTTAAAGCCATGAATTGGTTTGATAATAACTATTTTTCTTTAAGAGATTTTTCTACCTCTTTTATAGCCTTCACCTGGACATTCTTTAGATCTAATAGCATTTATGCCATTTGTCCACCACAATTTACCTTTTTGCGATGGTGGTTTTATTCCTCTTTTCTTATATTCTTCACTCTTTTTTTTCTTATATTCTTCACTATGTTTTTTTCCATAATTAATAGAAACCCAAACACCATTTTTAATATTTTCATGATTCAAATCAACTAATCCAATTATTTCACCAGTAATATAATCTTTTACTACCATTTTGCCTTTTTTTGATTCACTAATTTTTTTATATGTTTCAAAATCATTATGCACACCATATCTTGGATTAAGTTTTCCACTTCTATCTTTTCCATACCAATAATTTCGTTCACCCGGTTGGCCCTTTTTACGATTTATTTTTTGTTGTTCTTCTTGTGATAAAGAATTCCACCATTCATTATATTTTTGTTTTCTTATTTGTTTTGATAATGAATTTATGTGAGTCCATCCACCATCTAATTCTTCAATTTTTAAATTTGCCCATTCAAGAGATTCTACAATATTATTTTTAATACTAAATTCTTTAGCAAAAAGTTTACATTCATTTTTATCTAAAAAGCTAGCAATTATTTCTGTACTTACATCATTACCATGTTTTTCTAAATGCTTATTCCAATAAACACCCGATCCTTTATACTTGTATGGGTCTTTTGACACCGTTTTTCCAAAATATTTTAATCCAGTTTTATTGTGGGTTTTTATATACAAATGTATAGGTTTCATTATTTTACCTTAAATAAATAATTAAACTAATATTCTATTTATATAAGATAATAATCTCTTATGTACCTTGAAGGAAAATACACGGTAAAAAATCGCCATAAATATATTGGCGATCCCACTAATGTAATTTATAGATCATCGTGGGAATTAAAATTTATGATATGGTGTGATAATAACCCAAATGTAATTGAATTTTCATCGGAGGAAATTATTGTACCGTACCGATGTGGTACAGATAATAAACTTCATCGATATTTTCCGGACTTTAAAATAAAAGTCAGAACATCTAATGGTTCAATTAAGATTTACTTAATTGAAGTTAAACCACATGGTCAAACAGAACCACCCAAGTTTCCAGGCAAACAAACAAAAAGATACATAACTGAATCAATGACTTTTATTAAAAATCAATCTAAGTGGAAAGCAGCTATTGAATATAGTAATAGAATGGGATGGGAATTTAAGATCATTACAGAAAAAGATCTTTTCTAGAATCAATATCTAGAATCAATAAATATATTACTTGACAAACCCAATAAGTAACTATAATCAATTCTAGAATTAATGTACAATTTATTTTATGGCAACTGAAACAAATTTTAAAGATGTATTTGAAAAAAACAAATATAATTTACATAATGCCGCGCGTAAATCGCAGGCATGGTTTCAGCAACAAACTCTTTTATTACAAAAGCAAAGAATTTCTCCGGGCCAATTAATTCGTGGAAATGATTTAACATCAAATATTTTACCAGGTAATATGTATATGTTTTCTTATGATGCTAAGCATAAAGATACATTACCATATTGGGATAGATTTCCTTTATTATTGCCATATAAAAAATACGCAGGTGGTTTTATTGGCTTAAATATGCATTATTTACCATATCAAATGCGTTTTCAATTGATGGACAGGTTAATGTATTTTGCCAATAATAAAGCAATGGATGATACAACAAAATTAAGATATTCATGGGGTTTAATTGATGGTATATCAAAGTATAAAGCCGCAGAAATTTGTATTAAACAATATTTAACTGAACACGTTCGTTCACCATTTAGAAAAATATCACCCGAAGATTGGGCTACCGCATTAATGTTACCAGTAGAATCATTTGTTGGTTCCAATAAATATAACGTATGGCAAGAATCAAAGAGAGCATTTAATAAATGAGTACTTTAAACGAATTTATCGCTTCAATTAAAACGCATGGTATAATGCCATTGAATCGATATGAAGTTGAATTTTCATTACCAAAAACAATTGCTAGCACATTTAATGGTGATTTGCAAACAGTGCTTTTGCATTGTGAAAGAGTTACTATTCCAGGTATGGCTATTTCTACACAACAAGCAAGAACATATGGTGAATTCCGAGAGATGCCATATGAACGCACATTTGATAATGTAAATATGACGTTTCTTGTTGATACAACAATGGATACAAAGCATTTATTTGATTCATGGATAAATTCAATTCAAGATCCAGGTACAAGACAATTTAATTACTATAGAGATTATACTACTGATCTTACAGTAAAAGTATTAGATAAAAATGAAACCTCAGTATATTATGTTAAATTGTTTGAATGTTATCCAAAATCAATTGGTTCAATTCAAATGGATTATTCATCAAGAGATATTA